TTTCAGTGGGAAAATGGTGTTAAAGATTCAAAAGTAATTTTTATGCCAGATACAAAAGGTAGATTTAATATTTCATGGGTTCCTCCAGTTCATATGCAAAATAAAATACAAATGAACAGAGGAATAAAACAACCTGCAAACGAACATATAGGAGCATTTGGATGTGACTCGTATGATATATCAGGCACAACTGATGGTAGCGGCTCAAAAGGTTCTTTGCACGGGTTAACAAAGTTTAGTATGGATGATGCCCCATCAAATACATTTTTTTTAGAATATGTAGCTAGACCACAAACAGCTGAAATATTTTTTGAAGATGTATTAATGGCATTAGTATTTTATGGCATGCCACTTCTTGCAGAAAATAATAAACCAAGATTATTATATTATTTAAAAAGAAGAGGATATAGAGGTTATTCAATGAATAGGCCAGATAAGCCAGCAAACAAATTATCTGTGGCAGAAAGAGAAATAGGTGGAATGCCTAACTCATCAGAAGATATTAAACAAGTACATGCTGCAGCAATAGAATCTTATATAGATAAATATGTAGGATTACAAGAAAACGGTGATTATGGTAATATATACTTTAACACCACATTAAATGATTGGTCTAAATTTAACATAAATAATAGAACAAAGTTTGATGCATCTATAAGTTCAGGTTTAGCAATAATAGCATGTAATAGACATTTGTATCAACCTAAAAAATTAAGAACAACTAAAACATTAGATTTTGGTTTTAAAAAATACAATAATCAAGGAAGTATTTCAAAAATAATAAAGTAAATGGATATAGTACCAAGAGGGATATTCCCAAGCCAAACAGTTTCCAATGCTACTAAAGCAAGTGAGCCATACGGATTAGAGGTTGGAAAAGCTATAGAATCTGAATGGTTTAAAAGAGATTCGGGTCCTAATAAGTATTACGCTAATAGAGATCAGTTTCATAGATTAAGATTATATGCTAGAGGAGAGCAATCAATTCAAAAATATAAAGATGAATTATCAATCAATGGTGATTTATCATATTTGAATTTAGATTGGAAACCTGTACCTATAATACCAAAGTTTATAGATATAGTTGTAAATGGTATAGCTGAAAGAACGTATGATATAAAAGCATATTCACAAGATCCAGCTTCTATACAAAAAAGAACACAATATATTGATTCTTTATTAAAAGATATGAGAACTGCTAATTTTAGCGATTCTGTATTTGAAGAGTTTGGAATTAATATATATGAAAACGATCCAGACACTTTACCTGAGAATGAAGAAGAATTACAATTACACATGCAGCTTGAATATAAAGACGCTATAGAAATAGCAGAAGAAGAAGCTATAAGTAATGTAATGGATCATAATAAATATGATTTAATAAAGAAAAGACTTGATTATGATATAGCTGTTGTTGGTATGGGTGCAGTTAAAAATGAGTATACAAATTCAGAAGGGATTAATATTAAGTATGTAGATCCAGCTGATTTAGTTTATTCATATACTGAATCACCTTATTTTGATGATATATATTATATAGGTGAAATTAGAAAAGTATCTTTAGTTGATTTGAAAAAACAATATCCTGAGTTAACAGATGAAGATATTAAAAAATATGTTGAAGGTCAAGGAACTAATGTAAAGCTACATAATAAATCTTATGCAGCCGCAGATGCTGAAGATTTTTCTTATGCGTATGTACTTTATTTTGAATATAAAACTTATAGAGATCAAGTATATAAAATTAAAGAAACAGCAACTGGTGGTAAAAAAGCTTTAGCTAAAGAAGATACTTTTAATCCACCTAAAGATCAAAGATCAAGATTTGAAAAATCTGATAGAACAATTGAAGTTATTTATTGTGGTGCAAAAATAGTAGGCTCAGATAAAATGTTAAGTTGGCAGTTAGCTGAAAATATGACAAGACCTAAATCAAATACTGTTAAAGCACAATTTAGTTATGCTGTTGTAGCACCTAGAATGTATAAAGGTAAAGTTGAGTCATTAGTTAGTAGAATGACAACGTTTGCTGATATGATACAGTTAACACATTTAAAATTACAACAAGTATTATCAAGAATGGTACCTGATGGTGTATATTTAGATGCCGATGGTATAGCTGAAGTAGATTTAGGTAATGGTACAAATTACAATCCGCAAGAAGCATTAAACATGTATTTCCAAACAGGTTCTGTTATTGGAAGATCAATGAACCAAGATGGTGAATTTAATAATGGTAGAGTTCCAATACAAGAATTACAATCAGGAAATGGTAGCGGAAAAATTAGTAGTTTGATAACAGCTTATAATTATTATCTACAAGGAATGCGTGATGTTACTGGTTTAAATGAAGCAAGAGATGGTTCTACACCTGACAAAAATGCATTAGTTGGTTTACAAAAATTAGCAGCAGCAAATTCAAATACAGCTACTAGACATATATTACAAGCTGGATTATTTTTAACATTAAAAACAGCAGAAGCTATATCGCTTAGAATATCTGATGTATTAGAATATGGACCAACTAAAGAATCATTTGTACAAAGCATAGGTAAATTTAATGTTGGTACATTAGAAGATATTAGTCAATTGCAGTTACATGACTTTGGTATATTTTTAGAGTTATCTCCTGATGAAGAAGAAAAACAAATACTTGAAAATAATATTCAAATGTCTTTACAAAAAGAACAAATTAACTTAGAGGACGCAATTGATATAAGAGAAGTTAAAAATTTAAAACTTGCAAATCAATTATTAAAATTAAGAAGAAGAAGAAAATTTGAGCAGGATAGATTAATACAGCAGGAAAATATTCAAATGCAGTCTCAGTCAAACGCGCAAGCAGCTCAAGCAGCAGCACAAGCTGATGTTCAAAAGCAGCAAGCAATAACACAGCAAAAAGCTCAATTAGCACAAGTGCAAGCTCAATTAGATACGCAAAAACTTGAAAGAGAAGCTGAAATTAAAATGATGTTAATGCAAAAAGAATTTGATTTTAATGTACAGCTTAAAGGTGCAGATTTACAGGTAATTAAAGATAAAGAGACTTTTAAAGAAGATAGGAAAGATAAAAGAACAAAAATACAGGCTACACAGCAGTCTGAATTAATAGATCAAAGGAAAAACAATAAACCACCTAAAAACTTTGAATCAGCAGGATTTGATGGATTAGGCGGATTTGGTTTAGAACAATTTGAACCAAGGTAATAAATAAATAATAAACAATGAGTAAAATACCAAGAAACGATTGGACTGGTAGTATAAACGGTTCAACTTATACAACAGCAAGTTCAGATGCAATAACTCCAGCAACAGGTAATGTATTTGTTGCAATAACAATGTTATCTGATACAGTATTTGATGCTGCAAGCGGATTAGTTGCTGAAAGCGCAACAGCTTACGTAAACACAGAAGGCGTTGGCGCAGGTTCAAACGGGCTTGTAGTTGATAGCGTAACATTTCCTAAAGGTTGTACAATTTATGGTCGTTGGACTGAAATTGATGTAAACTCTGGAACTATAGTTGCATATCAAGGAATTTAAGGTTAAGTATTCTACCTTTTTAAAGAATACAATAATTATATTATATTATGTCAGAAGAAATTAAAGCACAAGTTGTAGAGGATGAAAATCCATCTGCAGCTGAAAAAGAAACTGTAGCACTTAAAAAAATAGGTGCTGATATTGGTGAGGAAACAATAACCAAAGTAGATTTAAGACAACCTATAAAAGAAGAAACAGATGCCGTTCAAGAGCAAAGCACAGATGAGGTTCCTGTACGCGACGGATCCGAAGCTAGCGAAGAGGTTCAAGAAGAAAACCAAACGCAGCCTGAAGAGTCTTCCGGAGAAAGTGAAAAGGAAGAAGAAGAAACGCAGGTAACTTTAGAAGAAGTTATTGAAGAGGAAGAATCAAAGCAAAAAGAGGAACCTAAACAAGAAGCTGAAGTTGAAGAACTAAAGCAAGAAATTGAAGAAGCTGTACAAACAGCACAAGATACAGCTACAGAATTACCAGAAAACATTCAAAAAGTTGTAGATTTTATGAATGAAACTGGTGGAACGCTAGAAGATTATGTTAAAATTAATCAAGATTATTCTAGCATGGAAGATTCAACACTTTTATATGAGTATTATACTCAAACTAAATCGCACTTATCAAAAGATGAAATAGATTTTTTAATTGAAGATAATTTTAGTATAGATGAAGAGGTTGATGAACCAAAAGATATTAAGCGTAAAAAACTCGCTTATAAAGAAGAAATTGCAAAAGCTACAAGCTATTTGGAAGGGATGAAGAATAAATATTACGAAGAAGTCAAGTTGAGTTCTAAGTTATCTCCTGATCAACAAAAAGCTATAGAGTTTTTCAATTCCTATAATAATGAACAATCAAAACAGCAAAAGCTGCAAGAAAAGCAAACTGCTCATTTTAATAATGAATCTAACAAAATCTTTTCAGATGAATTCAAAGGTTTTGAGTTTAAAGTTGGAGATAAAAAATATAGATACAATATTAAAGATAAGCAGGAAGTTCAAGATAGACAATCAAACATTTTAAATATATTAGATAAATATATAAATAAAGATAATATGTTGCAAGATGCTAATGGCTATCATAAAGCACTTTTCGTTGCGGACAATGCAGATGCAATTGCAAACCATTTTTATGAACAAGGTAAAGCAGACGCAATAAAACAACTTAACGCAGAATCTAAAAATATTAATATGGAGCCGCGTAAAGCTGGCGTTGTTGATTC